GGGAGGTATACAGTTGTCGCTGGGGGATTGGTCAAGTTTATTGTCGTATAAATACTGTGTTCCAATTCTCGTCTGGGGTTGGGACTGGTGTCTGTGTTCCTAGTTGTCTTAGTTCTTCACGTGTTGGGATTCTTTGTTTAAATAATTCAGGTGTAAATCCGTATATGTTAACTTGTTTCCATGATAGTTTCATGTCTCTGTTAATTATGTCCGGTACTGCTTTTCTTATTGTTTCAAGAATTTCTTCGCATACAAGGTGAGTCGCTTCGTCTTATCCGTAGTTGGCATACATAATTCCGAGTGCTCTAGAATATGTTTTTCCAATGTCCGAATCTCTTTCTGGCATGAGTAGTTTTGGTAGTAAGTCGTTCTTTAGTTTAATATTTTGAATATCAAATCGTTATGATAGAAATTGAATTTGTGTTCTTTCTCTAGTAAAGTGTGATTTTTCTACGTTTACTGTCATACCAAATTATTCCAAAATAACTTCTGAAATGTCTTTGAGTAGGGTTTGATCGTGTGAGGAGTCTACGTTCTTAATTATGATACTGGAGTCGTCGCCTAGTACTTTGATGTCTATGTCTTCGATTCTATATCCTAATGCTAATAGTGCTGTTACTATCATTAGAAGGTTACAACATGATCCAATAAATTGTGTCATTAGTAATCCTGAGGGTAGTCCTGCTTAAGTTCGGGTGATTAGCGTTCCGTCGGGTAAACATTATGGTGTTTCCTTGATGAATTTACGCATATATTCGAATAGTCGTTCAAGTCTTTGATCGTCAACGTCGTCTGATGTGTCAATTTACAATCCGCCTTCCGTTTTAATGGGTTCGTATTTTGTAAAATCGATTAACTCTTTCATTATGTCTAAAACTGTGTCGATTAAATAAAATGGTAATTATTTGTCAAAACAGGTGTAGTCAAGTGATAGAGAGACGTCTCCAAATTGGAGTCGTTCACTGATCTATTTGTTGCCGCCTTTCATTGTTTCTAAATTCCATGCTATGAAACTCAGTTGTGATTTGAGATTTGCATAAAATGGCCAATAGAACATTTGCTCGATGAGTATGAATGGAAATGGTTATCCTTAAACTGCTCGAACTTTTGATTTGGGCTTTTCGGCAAGATGTGATCTTGAATGTATCGGTATATTTTAATCAAGTGGTATTTCTACTTGATGTCCGTACTTAATTTGATGAATAAAGTCTCTCGTTTTTGCAGTTACATAGTTATAGCAAGTATTTTTCGTCATTCGTTCGCTCTTGATAAGTCCTTGGGAATATGATCGGTGTATCAATTCTTTTAGTTCTTCATCTAGGGTGAAGGGTCGCTCAACGTTCGTACTTTTCGTTACGTTAGATTAACGTAAGTCGCAATAGTGTGTTGGATGGTATGGTTTTCCGTCTTTAGACTGAATTAACTGTTTTAAATAGCTTTAGGCTTGTTTAAAGTATTCTGATTCAATAACTTCAGTTGGAGGTTCCGGTACGTTTCCACGTAGTAAATCATCGATTAGTGATTCTTCTGTAACAAGGGATCGGTGTTAGTGTTCATTTAACTCTTCAATCTTCCTGTGTCCATAAAGTTTTATTATCGCAAATTCGGTGAATTTCTCATTAATGCTTTTTGTTTCTGTAACATGATATGCTTAACGTGCTTTATTTTGTGCATCATTGATCTTCTAATTTCGCTCTGTAAATCGCT